GTCATATGGAACATACACACACGAAGGAATTGTTGAAGACTGATGCTATTTTAGAGGAGTTTAGAAAAGCGGTTTCCCTTGTAGAACCTCATGAGCGATATAGAACGTGAGATAGGTGATGAGCCCTACGAGAATGGTTCCGGTCATCATATATTGTCTTTGAACTATCGACATTTTGACGAGGTCATCGACTGGTTTAATGTTTGTTGGCCTTCTAATAATCAATGGAGCCGTGTATGTAATGGCAATGAATAGAGCCATGGCAATAATAACTGGTGTAAGATTAGCCATATATTTAATAATTACAAATATTTTTATTTCGAATGTTTTTTACATTTTCCGTTGCACATCGGCTTGAACGAACACCTTTTCCCTGATTTAGTGATGGCTTCACACACATGTTTTAATTCATGTGGTGGTGTTGCTGACATGACTACATCGGAGACAATTTGTATTTTTTTTGTATTTTTGATGGTATAATAGTTTTCATATTTTTCTTTAATTTTTCTTATTCTTGGATCGACCACGGCCACAGCATCTCCCACTGACGGAACTGTCAACTTCTTCGACGAGTAAGGGTGGCTCTTGGACACTTCCCACCGACGAGGCTCTATCAACCACGGTGTCGAGGTCGAGGTCATCATGTAGCTGGAGTTGGGGCTGAGGCTGACTTAGGTAATATCGAAACAAAAATGAGAGTGTCAGTTGATAGATGACCATAAAAATCATAATGTTGGCATGCATCATTTAATTTGTTTGTACCTGTACATACTATTATGAATTTCCAGAAATAGCGGACAGATACAAATCTATTTCTCCCTGAAGTGCTGGTATTTTTTGAACAACTTTTTTAGTGACACTTTGTTGAACCATCATGACGTGTTCTATGAAAAGTTTGACATCTACGTTGGTGGCACGATTAATTTGTCTATATGTAGCCACATCTAAAAGTGCTTCCAAGTAAGCGACTGAATAGTTTGCGTGAGTAATGGCAAGTAGTGGTGACTCGTCTTGTTGTGCCATGGTTGCATATTTGGCTGTTTTTTGAACCAACGTTTGAATGACTGATGCATTCGTTTTGTACATACTCTTGACGATCAGTAATATGAGCACAAGAATCACTATTATGCCCCAGAACATATCTATACTAACACTATAAAAAAATTACACTTAAGAAGCATGATTTAAAGAATAGTGTATAGTATATGATAATGATTAGTAAATCTCAACAACTATTATTAAACTCTTTAAGTCAGTTCTACAATGAAACAAACCACTCCGAACAACTTCTTGACGTGATCAATCACAGGAAAGGGGTTTCCTTGCGTAATATTGAGTGGTTTATTACGAACTATGCAAAGTCCAATCAAACGAGATACAAGACGAGAGACGGTAAAGATTTTCCTGTACACATCCAATACAAGGCGTCTTTGGATGGGTACAGCAAACGTGCCTTTGATCCATTCTGTCGAACAGAACGAATTACTTTTAAACTGTCGTCTGGTGATGACATTTCAACGACTGTGAGTCAATTGAATTTTCTCAGATGGTGTATCGTCAATGATATCATTAAATATATCGAAAACAACAAACACATTCTCAAGAAGTAGGTGGTCTAAGCCAATTTGGTGCTGGGACAGGTCCCTTCTCTTTTCTTGTCTGTTCACATGCTGGACATCCCGCCTGGAAAAGTGGAGGAAATGCATGAGTATGCACAACGTCTGATACAATGCTTATTGGTTCGGATGATTTCTTTTGGTGCACGTGCATTAAACAAAACCCATCAGACTTACAATTTCTTGAACATCTTTTTCCAGATTTGAGTAATCCTTTACATCTCGTATCACCTACATCCTTTTTAGGTATGTCTCGCAACAATAACCGTAAAGGTATTCCATGGATCAACGAAATATTTTCTGCGTATTTCGTTAATCTTGAAAGTAGACGGCGCTCAACTTCTTCATTGATGAGTTTTTCTATTTCAGACATCATTTCTTACTATTATTACGCTCCCAGTTTTTAAATAAGTCTAACACGCTCGGTTGATTTTTATCTACCACTTGCACCTTCTTCTTCCCTCTTACTTTTTTAATGATGAGGTCATTGAATATCTCCTCCTTAGGATTCTGAACAAGTGGCTCTAACAAATCACATATCGGATTGAGAAACTTATTCATGAAATAGTATCGATAATCGATTGGTAAGGCATGGTCTATGGCCCACCCTGGATCTTCTGCCTTTTGATAGGCTTTCGCACGATCATCCCCGGTATCAACTAAAAGATACGGCACACGGTCTCCCGATTGAGGTTCTGAACCCGGTTTTCGTTCGCGCATTTTATTTCGAACGGCAACGTGTGGTAAGTTTTGACTTTTATATTTATCCCCCAATTGTTGGGACAACAAAAGTTTCTTGTGTTCCACCCGACCATCTAACAATTCAACCGCACGTTGATGTGCCAATGCCTTGGGTGGTTCTGGATCACTTGATGATAAAACAACATCCAACAGTTCTTTACACACTTCTCGAACATATGGCGTATTGTCACGACGAACAACTTGAAGACCTTTCACATCTATGTAATTCATGTGCATGTTGCCATCCTTACCCTTGGTCCATAGTTTTGCAGCGTATCTCTTCTTTGAATATAGAAAATATGGACAATATACCTTTTCCAATTCGAGATTATTTGGTGCTTTGAACAATTTTGTGCATTCAGATGCTGCGCGTTCACCTAATTGCCAACTATATGCAATTGCTTCTTCACCTGTTCGATCGCCGACATCAAATTCAACCATGACCGAATCTGTATTGTGAACAACCATTTCACCAGGTCCGACATGGAAATGATGAGAAACAGTTGTCAAATCATAGACATAGTCAGTTGTTTGTCCTAAATACTCAATGTGTCGAACTGTTTCTGGATTTTTAAATGAACCTATTTCCAAGACGTACGCACCCGCACCCTCCCCCTCCTCCTGCGTGTATACCTTTATATTTAATCCAATACGACGACACAAAAAATATAATTCGGCACAAAAGTGCTTCGTCGAGACACACACTTTTGTGTTATTGTTAAATGCACCCACTATGTATGATTCAACGTATTTAATGGGTGCGTTAATGATAGTCGTAGGAACAAAACCCTGATTATATTTACCCATTTTTTCTGCATCGTTTACGGTGAATTCTGGAATGATTGTTTGACTTTCTTTCAACGCTTGAGAACAATCGCCATGAAGAAGAGGTGTGCCACACGTCAAATCACTTGGCTTTAAAACAGTCTTATCGTCTTTCAAAAGACTGTGGTCTTCGGTGACGTCTACGATGCCTCTACCTGTCATCACGCGATACATCTTCTTGTGTGTCTTGTGTCGAACCAATTCCTCAATCTCAGTGAAACCATCTTCTGTCCATACTTCATACACGGGATGTGCAATTTCTTTCCCGTCGTCTCGGATAATGTAGACGCTTGCGAGTGTATCTATCGTCATCATGACTATCTTACCATTTTGTCGCAAAAGAAGAGGTGTGTCTGGAGACACCGAATCACCGTAGCGAACTTTGGCACCAGGGAAATTTGCTTCCACGTAATTCTTCGTCTTGTCAATCATTGAACGTCCCATGAGAGTCACTGAAGATGCGATAGGAAGACACGGAAGCATACCTTTACCAGCACCAGTGAAACCATACACTGAATTCATAGAAATCTTGTAGGCTAATTGTTTTCCGTTATATACATCTTTCATATATCCAGTCGCATTGGCCATATCTTTCTTTGCCATTTTTCTGAATTGTTTTAATTCTCGAAGAATACTTGGCAACAAAGTATCCACATTTTGAGCAAATTTATACGTCACCTCTCCAACTTTGAATGTTTCGTATTCCACCCCTGGTATATTCTCATACTTTGGATCCATGACGAGCGATGAATAACATAAATTGTGAGCCATCATGATGGAGGGATACAAACCTTCAAAGTCAAGAGCGGTTATTGGTTTATAGTATGCTCCCGAATGTGCTTCGAGGACCGTCGCTCCAACATATCCCGTGTCTGGTTCTGAACCACGACGAAGGACAGGAATGATGAAACCCATTTCCTTGGCCTTTTTTGCCAACTGACTGAAAACTTTGATTTGTTGCCCTCGTTCGACCAAATAATTGATGGGAACCCAGGTTGCTTTGGCCATTTCTAAAAGGTTCATCAAAATGCACAATTTTTGAATCAATTTATGAGGAAGCAAAGTATCTTGGATACAGTATTCAGCAACTTCTCGTAATTTTACTGGATCTTCTTCGGCAAATCTCTTGAACATTTCCTTGGCCGGCATATCAATTTTTTCTTCACCGAGATAGTGTTTGGAGACTTCATTCAATTTATAACTATCCAATTTATAACCTTTCTTGACTTCGTGAAACATATCTACGATGAAACGACCTGACATGGGCAATAGTTTTAATTCATTATGTCCAAGAGCACTCGATGATAAATTCTTCACAACCAAATCACTCTCCACATTTTTCAATTTACCCAAATTGTAAAAAATTCTAGGACATGAATTCATTTGTGCGCGCTTAAATATGTATTCCATATCAAAACCAAAAATATTCCACCCAGTGATGACATCAACATCCTCGGATTTTAAGACATTTCTAAACCCCAATAACAAGTCACGTTCAGTTTCGAAATTTACAATAGTGGCGCCTTCCAAATTTGTATCTGTCTTTTTATAGCACAAACACATTTTACTATATGGTTCCTTCTCACCAAAATGAAGAAGAGAGATTGCGATTTGAAAACACGCATCTCCTTGTATTTCTGGGTCTGGAAACTTTCCAGTGGAACTAGTACATTCAATATCCACGGAAGCGATGACGAAGGGTGCAATATCATCGTTTTCGTATGGTTTGAGTTGTTTCCAATCGTTGCAAAGAAGATCAATGTCTGTGTAGGCATAGGTGCCTTTGACACATGTATCACCGGTGTCCATCCACCCGGTTGATTTAATGCCGGTGGAATGCATGAAACGAAGGACGGGGTCGATATTTGATTCGTATACACGTCTTGGATATACTTCGTCTTCAATAGGTCTTCTAAGCACACTATTTACCATTTTAAATCCAGCCAGGTTTGTGAAAAAAAGTTTCATAAAGGATGCTTTTTTGTTATTTTGAAATCCCCAAACATCCTTAGATTGACCCGTTGCGTAATGTGTGATACATCCAGGACACACTTTCTGAAGTTTCTTAAATAAGACATCAGTAGCTACACCCGTCTCTCCCGGCTGAAGTTTAATGAAAAAATACGGAGCAAAATGTGTTGTCACGCACACAGATTTTCCTTCTTTCGTCCTTCCAAATATGCTGATGATATGAGCATCATCTTCATCTCTGGCCTCCCATGTGATGACTTGAAACAGGACCATCTTATTCTATATGGTCATTAAAATTTTAAGTAAGTTTTGTCAAAAATAAAATGTAAAGAATAAATAAATGTCAGCTGCCTTGATTGACTTAGTTTCCAAAGGCGTCCAGGATGTCTACATTACAGGTCAACCCGAAGTATCATTTTTCAGACAAAACTATAAACGACACACCAACTTCGCCATAAAACCCGAGAGGTTGGATTACATCGGAACTTTTGGTTCTAATATGGAAGTATCTATTCCCATTCCCAATAAAGGGGATTTGTTAAGTTATGTATGGATAGAGGCTCCCCGTATTGGCAGAAGCGGCGACAATTCTACGGGCTTCTTCTCAAACAACGTGCCATCCGTCACCGAGTTCAGTCTCTGGATTGGTGGTCAGAAGGTTGTCACCATGGACTCCTTGTATATTCAAGCGGTTCACAACCTTCTTTACAATGCCGATAGTTCCCGTGCTTCCTGTGCACCTCTTACGAACTATTTCCCAGCACAATCACAAGGTTTGATCTCGGGTTCAGCTGATCATTACGTCATTCCATTCTTTTTCGCAGAAGACTTGACGAAGGTGCTTCCATTGGTCAGCATCAAGTTCCATGAAGTTGAAATTCGAGTCAAGTGCCGTTCGGGATTTACCCCAACGATCGCTCCAAAGGTGTTCGCCAACTACATCTACGTGGATACAGACGAACGCGCGCATTTCATGGAACGAGACCACGAATTGCTCATTCACCAAGTCCAATACCAAATGGCCGCAGCGGGTGAGACTGAATTTGACTTGACGTACTTCAATCACCCAGTGAAATCGGTACACTTGGTCAGTTCCAGTGCGACAGGTGCGGCTTGGAACAATGAATACACGTTCGACCGTTCATCACTCTACATTAACGGTACGGCACTCTTTGAAAATATGAGCAATGTATACCATCACACGGTTGTCCCACAAATGCATAGCACTATCTTGCCTTTGGGTCTTCAATATCAACCAACCTATACGTGGCCATTCTGCCTTTCCATGAATAAACAACAACCATCTGGGTCGCTCAATTTCTCTCGTATAGATAACGCCAAATTGACAATCAGTTCCCCAAGCGGCGGTGGAAACATTGTCCGGGTTTACGCGGTGAACTATAATATTCTTCGCATCAAAAAGGGCATGGCTGGTGTCGCGTATTCCAACTAAAATATTTGTTTACAGTAGACAATAGACATGACTCCGGGTAATATTTTACTCATACTTTTTATTGTCTTGCTTATAGTTGTATCTATTATGCTTATTCTCTATTATACAGGAACACTTGCAAATACATATCCCAATTTTATCAAAAAATATGAACTCGAGAAGATAAATACAGTCCTCACAAGTTTAAAAACAACAACAGATAAAGCTTCTGTTGACCGTCAATGCACATCAATAAAGGATGCTACTGTCCGATTAAGGGATAAAATCAAATCATCTGATAAAATCTTCGTTATTTCAAAGGGACGCGTTCAACCATTACAAGCGGCTGAAATGTATATGGGAGATAACGCAAGATCTGCTGCATGTAGCTATATGATTGATGCACCTCCAGCTTCCTCGAATGTCGGCTCATCAAATGTGGGTTCGACCAACGCAACCTCGAATGTCGGATCATCAAATGTGGGTTCGACCAACGCAACCTCGAATGTCGGCTCATCAAATGTGGGTGGATTGACCACGACCACTTCTACATATATAATTCAAGATGATGAACGTTTTGCGACCTTTTAAATATATTCAAAATTCAAAAATTCAAAATAAATAAAATGAATGAATGATGTTCATTTTATTTATTCTCGTCTGATGAGGTAGAGGTAGATAGGTAGTTATTTAAACCCATGAAAATCTATTTGTCGTCGTCGTCTCTTTTTTTGCCTTTTTTGCGTTATTACGACGAGTGGTTTGGTTCCAGACTGCGTTCAAAAGTGCTAGAGTATGCACAGGTTTATTATTTGATGCGCGCTTTTTTTTTGTGTTTGATTTTGAATTTGAATTTGAATTTGAATTTGAATTATTTGAACTCCATCCTGTGCTGAGAGCCTTCACCAAGTTTGCTCGTTTTTTAGCGATGTTTGAAGGTTGTGGGGCCATTTATTGTATAGAAACATTATTTTGTAGTAATTTAAAAGCTAGAATTTATAAATACTCATGAAGACATATAAGTCAGTCGACGGTATAGTCATAAAAGTTGGCGAAAACGCAAAAGAAAATGATGAGTTGACACTATCTAGTTATCCAAAAGAATGGTGGATGCACACGGATGGAGGACCAGGTTCACAT